GAGGCCGTTCTGGTCGATGGTGTTGGTGGAGGGCATGGGCGGTCCTTAAGCGGGGGTGACGGTGTTGACGATGCTCCGGCTGTAGATCGTATCGATGTTGTAGGTCACGGAAAGCTGCCGGGTGGACCGGGTGAGGTTGGCGTAGACGGTGTTGATGCGCGCGACGCCGGCTCTGCTGGCAATCACCTTCCGGCATTGCAGGATGATGTTCTGTTCGTCGTGGCTGCCGATGAGGTTCCACCAGTCGACTCCGGAGTCCAAGGCAAAGAAGCACTCCCCGAGGAAGAGGCGCAGGGCCGTGGCTATGTCCGCGTTGATGGCGTCCTCGTCGATCAGGTAGTTCTGGACGCCGTTGCCAAAGGTCCAGTCACCGGAGGATGTGAGGGCGCGGAAGCTCATTGTAGGAGGTTGGTGTATTCGGTTTGCATCGCGGTGATCTGGGTGGCGGCGCTCGGGCCGGTCTTACCGTTCAGTGCTACCAGAGCGGCGTATATCTTGTCCATCACCGAGGTCATGGTGGCCAGTTGGCCGATGATGGCGATTTTGTTGGCGACCTTGATCTTCCCCTGGTCGTAGGCCAGCACCACGTTGCTCTGGTCGATCGCACCGAGGACGTTGGCGAGGGAGCGGAAACCGACCAGCGCGAGGCCGTCGGAGAGGTTGTGGGCGCGCTGGCTGTTCGGGGCCGCGGTGTTTCCGGTGGCAAACCACGTGTCAATGTCTCGGTCGTTGAAGAGGATTAGGCAGGTGTCTCCCGGCGCCACCGGCATCGTCAGCGATCCTTTTCCGCCCGAGTAGACGAACATGGGGACGTCCACCAGCAGGGGATAGGGAAGCGTCTTGTAGACGGGCGGGTCTTGGGTGAGGTCGGGGACCTGGCGCAGCAGGTTGATCGTGGCGGTGACCGTCTGCTTGGCTGGATCCAGGCTCTGGACCGTGGCCAGCTGGTGGCAGTTGAAGCTGTAGAAAACCTCCTGACGGATCTGGTCGAGCAGGCTCCGCAGGTCGGGGACCTGCAGGGGGGCGAGGAGGGGGTTGGCGCTCATTGGATGGCGTTCCCTCGGACCAGCGTGAACGGGGCGGTCCCCTTCCACAGGCTGACCTCCGTGCGGGCTTCCCCGGCGACCGCGGGGCTGATGGTGGCGCGGTGGGTGAATCCCATTACCTTGTAGGCGCCGTTAAAGATGGAGTTGGTCTGGCTCTGCAGGGCGACGAGCTGGCCGAGGCTGAAGCGGGGTTCAAAGAGCATGGAAAACTCGAGCATGGTGTTGCTCCGGCGGGGGCTCCCCAGCAGGCCGCTCTCGGCGGTGATCAACGGGATTTCCGTCTCAATCACTTCATTCTGGTTCAGGACCTTCAGCTGGCCGTTGTCGATCGTGGCCAGGCCGTCGGAAACCTGCACCACGTAGGTCCAGGTGTTGCCCATGTAGACGCTGCCGCGGACGTAGGTCTTGGGGAAGCTGCCGAGGATGGCCTCCGCGGCGACTCCCTTCAGGTCTTTGTTCAGGCCGCGCAGGACCTGCTCGCGCGTGGCTCCGGCGGCAAAGGTCTGGCTGCTGTAGCTGTTGGCCATGGCAAAGGCGCCGTCGTAGCACTCGATGGTGGTCACGTAGTCGACGGAGCCACCCATGCGCTCGCTGTAGGCCTGCAAGATGGTGCCGTTGAAGATCAGCGGGGTGCCGATGCTCTCGTAACCGGCGCGCAGCTGGACGGCGCGGAATTCGGTGAGGTTGAAGCGGTCTTTGTAGATCAGGTTCCGCAGGCGTTCGCCCAGGTTGTAGACCTTGATCGTGGCCGTCTGGCTGCTGGCCAGCGTCTCGCGGCGGACCTCAAATTCCACGGTGATCGGCAGCTCGATGTCGGCCTTCTGGCCTCCGGCGAGTTCGAGGCTGAGTTTGTAGACTCTGCCGAATTTGCTCATAGGCCGGGGAAGACGGCGGCGGTGATCTGGGCGACCTCGGCGGCGCTCAGGAGGACGACCTTGGAGACGCCAGAGGCAAAGGCCTTCAGGGTGACCGGCTCCTGATTCTTGTCGTTCACCACTGCGAGGCCGAAGGAGATAAGGTTGCGGAATTGATGCAGCAGGTTCGGGGAGGTGACGACGCGCTGGCCGTTGAGCGTGAAGGTCGAGCCGTCGGCCTTGGTCCAGACGAGGTCGTAAAACCAGCCGGATTGCTGGACGCGGTAGGCCAGCGTGACCTTCACGCGCGTGCCGTCGGGGAGCAGGATGGTGGTCTGCTGGTTGGGCTGGTCGGTGATGCCGGTGATGATCGTCATGGGCCGTGGGTCCAACGGTAGAGCCAGCTCTGGGTCTGCTGGGGGGAGGCCTCGGTCTTTCCCGAGTTGCCGTTCTGGGTGGGTTGGGAGGCGCCAGCCTGGGGCGCGTTACGGCCGGCAAGCTGGCCGAGGTTGACCGTCACGTCCTGCGCGATGCGGACCTTCTTGAAGGTGACGGTGAAATCCGAGGCGTATTTGGTCTCCTCTCCTTGGTCGGCGCGGATGCTCTCGATTGCCATCGTGGTCCAGAATCCCCACGGGGTCTCGACGGTGAAGAGCTGGCGGCTGCGCCAGAGGCTGTAAAAGTATTGAAAGGCGGCCGACTGCCGGGTCTGCCGGGGCGGGTTGGGCGCGCGGTTCTGGTAGTAGTTGTAGATGCTCTTGGAGGCCGTGGCAGCGGTGGTGGCCGCAATGGCGTTCAGGGCGTTGTCGACGATCTCCTGCTGTGCACCGGGGGTGAACGGGGGCAGGTAAAGCGGCATCAGGGGCAGCGGGTTGGTCGGCTTGGCCGGCGCGGGGCTGCTGGCCGGGGTGGTGGTCAACTCGGCCACGGTGCCACGGACGGTGATGCGCTCGGGCTTCAGGGCGATCTGGTCTTGGATGGCGGTGTTGTCCTCGATGTAGTGGTCGGTGATGTCGCTGTTCAGCTCCACGCTGTCGTCGGTGACGATGTCGAAGAGGAAGCCAGCAATCCCCGGGGGCGGGTTGTTCGGCCGGATGATGGCCTTCTGGTCCAGCGTGGTCAGCAGGGAAATCAGGCTGATCTCGCTCGGGGTGTCGGAGGGTGTGATGTTGTCGGGCATCAGTAGCTGGGCAGCGGGATCTGGTAGGCTGCGTCGATGATGGACTGTTTCACGCTCTTGCCGACCGCGCGGCCGGTCTCGGCCGGGGAGTCGGAGCCGTCAACGTGGACGGTGACGGTGTTCTCCTGGCGGATGTTGTTGGACTGGCTGCTGCTCGGCGGGGTGGCGGCAAAGCTGGCCATGTCTTCGAGGTTCGATTTCGGGAGCTTGATGCTGGCGGTCTTGCCGGAGAAAAGGTTCAGGAGCCAGCTGGGGAGCAGTCCCTTGATGGTGGTGATGGCCGTGCTGATCGTGCTGACGATTTCGCTCCAGACCTGCTTCACGACGCTGGCGAGCATCCTCCATCCCTTGCCGTAGAGCTCCCATTGTTTGCCGGCGAGGCTGTCCCCTCCCTTTATCCAGGTGATGAAGTCCTCGACGGCCACCACCACGATTCCGATCGCGGCGGCGATGCCGAGGATGATCAGCATCAGCGGGGCCGCGGCGATGTCGAGGGCGGCAAAGGCGGTGGAGAGCAGGCCGATGGCGCCACCGAGGATACCGGCGGCTCCGCTCATCACGCCAAAGACGACGGCGAGGCCTTGGCCGGCGGCGGCCATCAGGATGGTGGTTCCGGTCATGGTCACCAGCGAGGCGATCCCCAGAACCACGAGGCCGATAAAAACCCCGAGGGCGACGGCCAGGGCGCCGAGGGTGAAGCGGAAGAGCTGGCCGACGACGACGGTGTCGTTGAGCCAGTGGTAAACGGTGGCGAGGGCGCTGACGGCCGTGCGGAGGACGTTGACGAACCACGCGAGGGGGACGGCCAGCACCGCGGCGATCTTGTCCTTCATCGCGCTCACCGTAAAGAGCAGGTCCTTCCACGCGCGGTTCAGCTCGATCAGGTTGGCCGTCTCCTTTTTGGTGATGATGAATTTATCATCCAGCTTGCTCAGGTCGCTCAGGAGCATCTGGAACATGGAGTCGGTGATCCCCATCTCGCTGGCGATCGTGCGGGCGATCTCCGGGGGCATCTTCTTCAGCTTCTCCTTCAGTTGATCGAGGACCTCGAAGGGGTTGCTGTGGGGGGAAATCCCGAGCAGCTGCCAGGGGGCAATGTTGCCTTGGCCGAGGGCGATGTCGGCGCTGGCCTTCTGTATCCCGAGGATGCTCTGGGTCAGCTCCGTGGCGGCGACGTCGTTGACCTCGGCGGCGTGCTGCCACTTCTGCAGCTCGGAGGTCGACTGGCCGGTCTGGATGGAGAAGTTCTTCAGCGCGATGGCGGTCTTGAGCGCGTTGTTCATCAGCACGAGAAA